TTCACCTTTCACTTTTCACGCTGCACAGTTTTTAATGAACCACTGTCCCTAATGAGTAGATAGTAACCGCTTGCGCGCCGCTTGTGACGTTATCCAGGCGGCAAAGGAACCGCTTGCTGTTGTTCTGCGCGATAGTCATGGTGCCTGATAGCGTTACGCCGGCGCCCGCGGTGATGGTGATGGTTTCCGCCGCGTCCGCATCGTTGCGGATGGTGAACTCGAAACTCGATCCCACGATGCCGCCCGCGAACCCCGCGACGATGAGCGCCGCAGTCGGCGTCACATCGGCGCGGTTGGCTCCTGCCGGATCACGTTTGATCAAGCCGCCGATCAGTTCCGCCGCCGTATAGGTTGCCGCGCCTGCGGTGGTCTTGGTAGTGACTGTGGTATTAAACCAGCCGGTCTGCGTGATGCCGGGAACGTGGCCGATCAACAGCACGCCGGCCAGTTCGTCTTCGGCATCGGTCGGGTCAAGCACCAGCGCGCGGGCATAGGCCAGCGCCGCTGCCGCTGTCTTGCCTTTTCCGGCGTCGTCATCGTTAACATATTCGGCCTTGACAAAGGCATTGACCGCGATGGCGGCATTCATGACAAGTTTGCTGATGCCAAGCACTCGTACCGCAGCGGCTTCGCCCAGGGCCGGGCAGTTCTGCAAAATGCCCAGCAAACCCTCAACTTCGCTATCCGGCCGGCGCACGCCTGTGGATGTCAGGACGACAAATTTATACTGATCGTCAACCAGGCTCTCTATTGCCGGAGCGGATATGTCCAAAATTTTGTTTTCTCCAAACATGGAATTAAATCCTCCTTTAAAAAATTAATGATCCGGTTAAGCCCGGTTACTTTTCACCCTGAATTTCCTGTTCATATTCCTGCACGAGCGTGGGGTTTTCCTTCTGCACTTCGGCAAACGCCGCGCTGTAGGTCATATCTTTGCGCTCTTTCATTTTCGCCGCAGTGAGCGTGTCCAGTTTCGCGCCCGCGGTGCCCGCGCCGCCTGCGTTTTTGTCTCTTGTTGCAATTTCTTTAAAAGTGATCAATGGCGTGGCCGATTCCAGGAGCGCTTTCATGCGGTCAAAGGCGGTGGACTTTTCTTTCCTCTCGCCAAATTCGATTTGATTATCGATTTCAGCCATCGAAAAAAGTATTTCCGGCAGGCCGAATGAAACGGTGGCCGGTGTGATTTTGCCGGCCTTAACCAGCGACTCGCAAAAAGCGGCAATCTCTGTCTTGATGGTGGACAGGCGGGTCTGTTTTTGCTGTTCGGCAAATTCCGCCTGGGCCTTCTGTTTTCCCTTTGCCTCAGCCTCTGTTCTGATTTTCTCCAGATCGGCTTCCGAAAACTGCGTGCCCGTTGATGCCGGAGCCTCTCCCGGAATCGCTTCATCGGGAATTTTGCTGACATCGAAACCGATGGAACCTAAAAACGCTTTCATTTTTTCCTTGAATAACATATTTTTCTTATCCTCCTTTGCGTTGTAATTTGTTGGTTGCGGTTCATCGGCAGACGGATTGGCCACCGATCTTAAATCATCTATCTTCCAGTCCGGAATGATCCGGTCTGCCGTGTCCTGATCTTTTGTCTCGATAATCCATTCCCGGAGACGCCGGAAAACATCAGCGATGGAATCCCATGCAAATGATTCGGAAAATTCAAAGCTGGCCGCATCGCCCCCGGCGAAAGCCACATCCGGCAGGCCCTTGACGGCCGGTGGCATCGCGCCCAGGAAAGCCACATGTCGCAGGGTGCCGTCCGGATAAAAAGCTGCGGAACGTTTCTTGATGCGTCCGTCTTTAGCCATTGCCGCAAACGCCGGCTCCACCTGCTTGAATTTTGCCATCAATAAATTGCCTGTTTTGTCGGCAACTTTTTTGAGGCCTGATACCCAGCCATACGCGGGTGCGTCATCTTTGGGATGTCCGATACACGCGGGCGGCTCATGGACGGCGGTATTGAATTTGGCGATGGCCTTGTCAATCAGGGCATCGCCGTCGTGTTCAACGCCGTTGCTGTCTATCTGTTTTCCTCCCCGGAAAATGGGAATGTAATCGTCAAAGCCTTTAAATTTCATTTTTACCTCCCGTTTTTAAGACTTTTCTCCGCCCCTTCAATAAAAAGTTTGGGGATATCTGATTCTTCTGCCGCACGGATCAAAAAAGGATTGCCGTGCATACCCTTGACCGCTCTTACCGGATGTGCGGCTCCCGGCCAATAGAGATACTTTTTCTTTTTTGGCACGATTTTAGTTTTGTGTGGCCCGTAAAGACCGGTGCCTTCATGTACATATCCGGCATAAGGCGCTGTAAATTTAATCACACCGATTGTTCCGTCTTCGTTGACATCGCTCGTGCCGGAGTTGGCCAGGTTTGATTTTTTGACCGGCGCGTATTTAATCGCGCGGGCCTCCACTTCGGAGACGACGTTAATCAATCCGGCGCGACGGGATTCCCGTGCCATCATGGGAATGCGTTTCCCGACGAGGTTAAGGTCGGGGACGAATTTGTGTTGAATAATCATCTGACCCTCCTGATCGCTCTGCCCCGGCATCCCGGATGGTAGGGCGGCAGCATGCCTGATGCCGCGGCATAATCCGAGCGGTCGGTTGCCTGCGCAATGCGGTTGAGTTCCCTGCCGGTCGCCCGGAGGTCCGCTTCAAATTCTTCCGGGGACATGTTCATCTGCCGTTCAATGTTTGCGTAGGCTACGCCAACGCTGACGATCTGACCATTCATGGATTTGCAAAAAGCGCATTCCTGTGTCGGCTCATAGATTTCGATTTCCTCGATGCCTGCTTCGTGCATCTGCGCCACACCTGCCCAGTTGCGTGTGCGCTGCACGCTGGTGTCAATGATCCGGCGTACCTGCCAGCCTTCGAGTTCGATTGCTTTCTGGCCGAGCAGGTTTTTGAATTCGGCGATGTCCGCCGCGTTGCCGCGCCCGAACAGCCCGCCGTTCTTTGAGATGTAACGTTCCTGAATGAAATTGCGGATCACACTCTGCGCGTCGGAATTTTTAAGGTAGGACGACATATAAAAGTGATCGGCTTTGGCCAAAAAATTAATCGCGCGGATGTCCGGCCCGCCGAAAGCGAGATTGACGCCAGGCACGTTTTTGAAATCCGCATAGATCTCTGTGACTGTATCTTGTACAAGTTCATGGCTGACGCCGGAGGCTGCGGCATTGCCCAGGATGTTTTCGATATGATCGGTAAAAACATCAATCTGCGGCGGCTCCGGAAGAGTGCGCAGCCATCCCTCAATCGCGTCAAGCGCATCTGCCCGCGCGCTCGTGAGAGCGGGTGCGAGGCGTTTCATGTAGTGATCAATCCAGGCGTCCGTGGAATCGACTTCTGAAAATTGCGCAGCTATCGGCGCGAACGGTTTTGTGGGGATTGCCAGCACATCACCTTCCTGTGGCGCCGGAATGCCGTAGGTTTCATAGAAATAATCAACGGCAACCGGCAGGCCGATATCAACCACCAGCGACTTGTCGATAGCGCTGCGTCCGGTCAAATCCGGTTTGGCGGCGGCGTAGGTTATGATTTTCGGATAGGCCGTCACATTCGGGAAGTTATAATCAACGATCCACTTGATCAGGTTCTCATTAAGGCAACCGTCGAGCAGATCGGCGTCGGCCTCAATGATTTCCTGGCGGACATTTTCCTGATTCTGCTCGTTGCCGAGTTTTCCGGGCATGCCTTCGGTACTGGCGGTCTGCCCCAGCACGGCTTTGGAGATCTGTTTATCCATGTACTCGCAAAGTTGCTCATGCGTGACATCCCCGGCGCGGGATGCTTCTAAAAATTCAATGGCCTGATTATCGGGCATGATAATGCCGGTATCCGTCTGGATCGCCTCGATTGCGTCCATCAGTTTGGTTTGCTTATCCGACAGCGTGCCGGGAGGATATTTACCGACGACCGTGGGCATCCCGAATTTTTCGAGGAAAACCATCCAGAATTTAATGCCGTTCTTTTTAAACCATACCGGCCACCAAAGGCGCTGGCCGAGGCCCCGGCCGTAGGGATTATCGCTGTCGCCGTAGGTGAACGTAATGAATTTGCGCTCCGGCAATATTTCGCCGTCGATCATGTTTTGCAAGGTGAGCAGACGCATTTCTCTCTCAGGCGTGAACATGAAACGGCGCGGATGTTTGCCGATCAGCTTGCTGATGGCAATATTGCCGTTTGCGACCTTCCACATGATTTCCGCGTTATAGAAACCGTAAAGAATCGCCTTGAGTAGTTCCTGACGCGCCTGGTCGAAGTTGCAGTTCATCAGAACATCGGCAACGTAATCGGCGACAACCTGCTCCTGGCTGGTGGATGCCGGGCGTCCTTTGCTTCTGGCCGATTTGGCTGGCGTGATTTCCCACTCTTTGCCGACAACGGCCATAATACGCTGTTGCAGTACCGATCCGGCATGGGCGTCGCGGTCAATCTCATCATAAAGTTTTAGCCCCTTGCCCGCCGCCTCGCTTCGTAAAACGGGGTCAGGGT